ACGTCAGCATCAGTACCAATCGCTGATATAGATGCATCATTATTGATCTGTAAACCTTTCTGTGATGTACCAGTGATAATGGTTGCGTTAGCAACGTCAACTTTCAAGACAGGATTGGCAGTTGTTGAATCAACACCAACTTGGAAGTCATTACCTATATTGAAAGATGTGCCATATATTGCTTTCTCTACACCAGCTATTGCTATACCAAACTCATCAGGATTCTTATGGAAGAGACCTGTTGTGAGTGAAGTTGCGAAATTTAAACTTGGAGCAGCAGCTGTACCATCAGCAAGACCTATGGTTGCGTTTGTAAGTGCTACGTTACCAACTGTCTGGGTAAAGTCACCTTCTAAGGTTAAGTTACCTGTCTGTGTAGTGTCACCAGTGACAGTCTGGGTACCTGTAATTGATAATGTATCAGTAGATTCATCACCTAATGTTAGATTACCTTTTACTGTGAGGTCACCATCAGCAGTGATATCACCAGTTGTTACGATATCTCCTTCTTCAGCATCAACAGAGAATACTGTTGAGGTTTTACCAATAGTAAGACTACCTTCATCTAGAGTTGGGTGCTTAGTACCCGCTATTCTAAAGGCATCAGAATTTAAAGCACCATCATGTGTAAACTCAAATCTATCGTCAGTTTCTGTAGCACCAACTGTCAACTGGAATGGGTTACCAGTTGTAGAAGGTCCTGATTCATTCGCTGCGACTCTTGGTATTAATGTTTGTCCTACGTTATATCCAAATCCACCTTCGCTTATACTTACATCTCTAATAAAACCAACTTTAGTTACAGTGTATCTGAATCCAGAACCAGTACCACCTACATCTCCTGCGTCTACAGATAGAACATCACCTACTTGATAAGGTCCTCCAGTAAGACTGATATTCTCAACAGTAGCAATATTAAGTATCTCAGCTGCTAACTGTCCTGTCCATCCACTACCAGCTCCACCAGTATCTGATATAGTGGTTGATACTGTGTTTCCTACGTTATAATTTTCACCCTGTGAATTACTCTTGACATCTGTTATTGAACCACCAGATACTGTAACATCAAGTGATAGTCCTGTACCATAGTTTCCTGCTGAACCACTGGTAATGGTTACAGAAGCACCCATTCCCGCATGCTGAGAGCAAATATAATCTGCTGGCTCTCCTGCTGTGCCAGGTCTTAATATAACATCAGTAAATGCTCCTGCTGTACCAGGTGTTCCTACTGGTACTGAAACGATATCATTGTTTAAGGTTCCACCATCTTCTCTACCCATGAGTAGTGGATGACCACTGTTAGAAGAATCACTCTGATCAAAACGATAGGTGTTACCCTCTACCATAGTGAGAGTAGACTGTGTGCTACCATTGATGACATACACATCATCAGGAGGAGGTGTGCCAGGATTTGATATTACTGTGACTGTAAATGTTTGTACGGGAACGTTGTATGCTGCGATACCATCATACTGTCCGTCTGTATATCCTGATCCTGCCTGAGTTACATTTAATGTCCAACCTGGTACTGAGAAGTCAGCAGTAGCAGCCTGTGATGGTTCAGCACCACCACTTACGAAACTAAAGTTTACACCTTGATATGTACCTTGTGTATAACCACTACCATTGTTTGTTATATTACCTGTTAACGACTGAATATTTAATCCTACAGATGCGTCTCCACCAGCTCCACCAATAAGTGTTAGAGTAGGAGCAGTGTCGTAACCAACACCATTACCTGTTATCTCAATCTCAGTTAGTCTAGCATTTCTCTTACTGAACTTAGCTGCTAATACAGCATCGTTAACAGGACTACCACCTTCAATAAGTATGGTTGGTTCAAAGTTATAACCCGCACCAACGTTTGTTATATTGACTGCGTTGATTGGGAAACCAATAGTTGCTGTTGCTTGAGCACCAGAACCTGTGCTGTCACTAGGAGAAGCAGAAACAGTTACAGTTGGAGCAGATGTATATCCACTACCTCTAGATCCAATAGAGATGGAAGATAGAGATCTACCACAGAATACTGTAAGTGTGGCATGAGTTGTCTGTCCTGCCTCATCTATTGTGATGCCAGGAAGAGAGTTGCCATCATATAATGTACCTTGATCATTAATAGTAATACCTGTTATCTCACCACCAGATTGAGTAAGAGTTACAGTGGCAGTAACACCAGTAAGTGAATGTGACTCAGCTGAGGTATCATCGGCAGATTGTGATAGAGATATAGCAGATCCACCTTGTGAGTTAGCTAATCCAAAAGAGTTACCAACTGAGTTAACAACATAATAAGTATTACCATCAACTAAGTTTGTGTTCTCTGAACCAGAAGCAGTGCTATAAACAAGTCTTAGTCCATTAGTAAATGGATTGTCAGGAATACTAATTGTGCTTCCTGAGATGTCAGAGAATGTATTAAAACTGAATGTAGCAGGAGCATCAACAGTAGCAGTTGGTGTTGAGGAATAGTCAGCACCACCATCAGCAATGTCAATTCTGTTAATTACACCATACTGCTCAAGAACTGCTGTAGCAGAAGGGTTAGTAGTACCATCAGTAAATTCTATAACAGGAGGGTCAGTATAAAGTTGTCCCTTCTGAGTTACAGTAATAGTCTTTACAGCACCATCATTTGTGTCGATAGTAGCAGTTGCTTGACCATTTACAGCAGGGTTTGTATCAAGTATTACTGTCGATGAACCGCCAGTATATCCATCACCTGTATTACCAATAGTGACTGTTGATAACTCTTCAGTAGATACGAGAAGGTTCGTATCGGATAGTAGTCCATAAGCGTTAAATCCACCTCTTCTTTGTATACCACCGAGGTTGATATCAATAGAACCAGTCTCAGCAGTGTTGAAACTACCTACCTTGTTGATGTCAAAGTATGCGTTCTCGTTAAATATTACCTCACCATTAAATGTAATGTCTTCGTTACCCGCAGGGTCAATTAGTAGAGCACCACTTGTAGTAGAGAAAGTGTTACCCGCTAGTCTTATATTACCTGTCTCAATATAAGCAGGGAAGATGTTTGTAGTACCAGTAGAGTCAGATAATCCGATACTGGTTGCTTGCTGTGTAGAAGATGTTGACTGGAAATTAACGTTACCAGTTTCTTGGTCAACTAAGAATACGTCACCAACTCTGAAGTCACCCTTCTGGTCAGTAGATGAGTAGAATACTCTACCACCGTTAGTTTCTACGACTTCGTTAGCTTGGTTTGCTAGTGATGCGTCATTGGTAAAGTCTTTACCCGCACCAATGTACATGAAGTTGTGTGCTGATAGAATCAGTTTACAACCATTGCCATCTGATACAGCACCTTTAACACCGTAGATGTTAGCAGATGCTATAGACTTAAGTTCACAACCAAACTCACTATAGTCAACAAGTGCTATACCTGTAGCGGAGTCAAAGTTGTTAGAACGAACATCCTTTGGAGAAGGAGTGTCAGTAAATGTACTTGCTTGGTCTGTACCGTTGAAGTGTATTAAAAGAACTGTATTAACATCAACACCATATTCTCCAGTTGGAGCACTGAAGTTACCTGTAAATCTTGCTGTACCGTGACTGACTCTTACCTCATCTATACGTCCAGTAAAGAAGTCACCACCGACTGAACCATGACTAGAACCAATGTTTAGTGGTTTGGTGCTACCATAGTCTCTATTATCTGTATCTCCTCCTACTCCTGTAACTGAGGTACCATCCAAATATATCTTTGTAGTACCGTTGTAACGTGCTAGAGCAACGTGATGCCAAGTGTTGAGGGATAATGTACCTCCACTTAGATGTTCTGTAGTATCAGTACCAAATTTAAGTGTACCACCTGTCTGATATAATCTAGGAGCGACATCAGAATCAGATGTTCTGAAGTCAAAGATTGTAGAAGTTCCAGTGGTAGAAGTAGCATAAACAAATGCTTCTAAAGCAAAGTTTGCTGTACCGAAACCAAAATCTTCTTCAGTCTCAATACTAACAAAGTCACCAGTACCATCAAGTTCTAGTGACGAAGTTCCAAATTTCTTGATAGAAGTATCCAGTCTCGCGTCAGCTTGAGGTGTAAGAGTCTTACCTTCCTCTAGTGCTGTAGTAAACTGTCCTTCACCTTTTCCGTTAAGGTATATGTAAGAACCATCATTGGATGTGATAGCTCCATAACCTACCGCTTTCTTATATGTGACGTTACCAGATGTATTACCCCCTGAATGAGCAAAGGTAAATGTATCTGCTGTAGGTGCTCCTGTTACCTGATAGAAACCATCAGTAGCACTGCCCCCAACAAAGTCACAGTATACGCGGTCATTCGTAGATAAACCATGACTCGTCCTCGTAACTGTTACGACATTAGAAGATCTAGCATAAGTACCAGATCTAAACTGGTTCTCTAATTCATATATCTCTTCACTCGCATCGAAACTACCAGAGACACCTGATAGTTTTAATCTTACTGATCCAGTGCCATGCTTACCTGTAGCACCCTGTACACCCTTGATACCTTCGTTAGCGAAGTATATAAAGGAGTTCTGCCACTCACAACGAACACCGTTAGTTAAGAGTATACCAACTGAGTTGGGTACGATGAATGTTGCTTCGTTGAATAATACTGATGTCTCTAGTGTGTTTGCGTTAGCAATAGCACCATCTAGTTTAGCACCACGTCCTGCGTCCCCTGCATCGAATCCATAAGGGTCACTAGCAGATGTGGTTGATCCTTTGTTTAGGACTGTAACTCTCTGTACATAAGCACTTCTCTCTGAGTTCCAGTTGTTAGCAGCAACGAAGGCATAACCTGTGTCGTTACTACTGTTATAGAACATGTCCTTAACAGTCAGTTCTGATACAGTGGTGTCACCGTTCAATACAAAACAGTTAAGATCGTTTGTTGCTGTTGTTGGATATATCTGTGTCGCTCTTAATCCTGCTCCTCTAACTGCTACTCCATCTGGAACTGTTAGTGGAAATTCTTCTTGGTATTCACCAGCTGCTATGTTAACTGTATCTCCTGACTGAGCAGCGGCTAAAGCATATTTGATTGTAAGGAATGGAGTTGAAGAATGCTTACCTCTTGCTGCTCCTCCTGCTAATGTCGCAGAGTCTGTACCAACTTTAGCAACGAATAGATGATTACTAGGACCATTAGTAATATCAGACGCTAGCATAGACGCAGTAACACTAGCGGTGTTCGGAGCCGCGTTACCTATCTCTACGATAGAACCTGAATTGTTTACAAAGAGTTTTTTATCCGCGATATTAATCGCGACTTCCTTATCGACTAGATCACTTGTTGTCGGTGTCGAGTTGGGAGTTATCGAACTCTTTAGTTTGATCCTCGTTGCCATTTATAGCATTCTCTGATGATTGATCTTGTATACTATTTAACTGGGTTTGTAAGTCCAGTATCTTCGCTTCAAGCATAATGTTAGATAATGTCAGTTCAGAAACTTTACGTTGTAATGTGGAAATAATAATGTTTACGTTCATGGGTTTTCAGTGTTAGAAAACGCCTCCATCTAAAGTGTCTGACCATACAGGAACGCCTCCTGATGTTACAGTTAGAACTTGGAATGAAGTTGTTGCGTCAGTGCCTGTACCAGGTGATGCCATGTTAGCAGCAGCAGTTACGGCTAATGGATTTGTACCGTCACCATAAGGAATACCATACTGAGTAAAGGTTGAAACACCTGTACCACCATATTGTACTTCGAGGTCAGTATCTAGTTCTAGGTCACCAAGTACGACTGTACCACGGTTACCTGTTACACCGAAGACTGTACCAGTGTCTGTAGCATTCTCAATGAATGTCCAAGCACCAGCTCCATCAGCACCTCCAGTGCGATCATAACCAAAGAAACCAAACTGAGCAGCACTACCTGTGTGGTAGTGAACTTTAACACCTCTGTCTAGTCCGTCACTAGCATCTCTTACAGCAGTAATAGTCCCACCACTATCTATGTTACCAGTGATTGCCTGATCTAGAGTGATCGTTTTAGCACCTGTGTTAATAGAAGCAATGTTAGTTGAGTTTGCTATATTTGTTCCAGTGATATCATCACCAACATTTAATCCTACCACTCTGTCCACAGTAAGAACTGTAGCACCTGATGTAGCAGAAGCAGTCAATGTCAATACAGTTGTAGGATCTCCTAACTCGATTGTAGGATCGTTAACAGACATTGAAGCACTGTTAACTGTAGTTGTAGTACCATCAATCTGTAGGTCACCTTTAATAATAACTAAACCTTCAGCATCACCACCAGCTGGGAATGGGTCAATGATCATCTCTGTACCAGAGGTAGTAGAGAGGACGTTGGCATCCATCTTTAACTGGTCAATAGTAAACTCACCAGTCTGGTTGATAGTACCAGAAACTGTTTGTGTACCATTGAATGTAACACCATTCTCAAATGTAGTTGTTGAGTTGACTGTTAATGTGTCAGTGTTAGCAGTACCGATGATAGCATCGTCATCAACATTTAAGTCTTTGATCCATGCCTTAGCACCAACTGCCAAACCACCTGATACCATCACAGCAGCAGTTGTGGAGTTGGACGCTGTAGTAGTGTCAGCAAATGTTACCTGAACACCTGTGTCATACTGCTGATCAGCACCAGCCCATCTTAGTTTGTCTGTAGTTGTCTCATCATAATATACACGTGCGTCATTTCCTGTACCGAACTTTAGGGGGATATCGTCCTGTATAAGAACTGAAGCAGCTGCGTTACCACCTGACACTCTTCTGACTTGTAAGTCACCGTCAGAGTCGTCCCAGACTAACTCAAGGTCTCCAGATGTACCGAACTCTACTTCCTGTCCATCTTGGAATACAACCTTACCAGTGCCATTAGCACCGATGATTAGGTCTGTGTCTGTTGTGCTTGTGTCAATTACGTTCGAGTTGATCTGAACGTCATCAACCAAGAGTTGATCTATCTTACTATTACTATCTACAATGATGGTTGAATCTGCTGTCAGTACGCCATGTACCTGATCCATCATGTCTGTATAATACTTACCACCTACAACCTGAGCAGCAGAATTGTTATCTCCAACAAATATTCTGTCTCCTAAGTTTGCCTGTGTTCCTGCACCTACGGTAAGAGCTAATTCACCA